TCCCGGACCACTACCACCAACCACATAACCAGATGAACCACTTGTTGTTTGAATTATTCTGTCATCTGATGTAAGTATTGTGAAGAATGAGTTTCCTGTTCCCCAATTAACATTATCAGATTGAATAGTAATATAATATTCACCAATATCCATTGACCTAACACCCTCATCAGCAACAGTAATATTCGGTGCAGTAAAATAACCTAGTCCACCATTCACTAATGATAACTCAGCAATCGTACCAACACTATATGTCGGGAATAAGAATGAATCATCTAATGAAGTGTAAATATTTTCAATTTGAGAATTAGATGTGGTGATAGAAACGTTACCAATAGTTGTATTAGCACCAACCAGTCTTAAACTTTCATTAGCAATAAATGCTCTCATCGGACCTGTTGAAAATTGGCTGGTTAAGTTAGCAGTTGTGTTTGCAGTTACTTGACATACAACTAAGTTTCTGTCGTCAGCACCACCAACACCTTGTACATAACCATTAGCAGTATCTGCTACAACCTTTTTAACAACACCAAATGCTCCAGATGTTCTACCTACCAATTCATCACCAGTAGATATTGTTTGTCCAACCACATTACCGACTGATAAGATATGATGCCCAATAGTATTTGAAGAGAATGATACTACATTACCAACAGCAGAACCAGCAGATGTACCAACCTTAACTACTTCTGTTGTAGAAAAATTCTTATATGTATCAACCCTAAATACACCATTGTTTGCAGCAGAACTGACGATTTCTTTAACAATGCCATTAGCACCAGATGTCGCACCGTATATAGATTGCCCAACTGAAATTGTTCTTGTATTAGCAATACCAATTACAGCATTCGCATTCTCTCTAAAGTTTTGATTTGGTGTAAATACAACTGTCTCAGGGAATCCAAAATCTGGACTAGACAAAATAGTATTAGAGTAATCAGACATCAACCGACTAACACCATCTGCATTAACAATAAGAGGTGCTTTAGTTCCAAAGATAGTAGTGTCTGTAAATAAATTGACATTAATCATCAACAATGAATTTGTGTCTACGATATCACTTGGTTCTATTATAAATGATGCATCAGAAGATCTAGTAACAGTTGAGAATGTTATTTTAGATCCAGGAGATACAGTTGAACCTCTATAACCAGAACCACCATCAGCAATAGTAAATGTCAAGGCACCAGCAAAGTCTGATACAGAAGTCACAACTACCTTAGCAAAGTCGCCAATAATATCAGATTCGAGTTTAATGATGTCACCAATTGCATACTCACCACCAGCAGAATCTACAGTAACTTTATTGATACCTGCCTCAATGTTTGGAATGAATCCAGTGCTATTTGTGTCAGTTACTAGTCTGATTGGTTCTAAATGACCAAACGTTCCTACGATATTTGATAAGTAGATCTGCATTAAGTCACGTCCACGAATAGTTCTTCGTACAACGTTCTCAACGAGTGCAGTTGCTCTTGAGTCAGAACCGATAATACTCTTACCAATGAATGTATAATTCTTTGTATTGTAATCAGTTACAAGATATCTATCAATTCTCCAATCAGACTCTGATACTTTTAATATATGTTCAGCAGGATAATCAACATCAATGTCTTCATTATAGATTGCTCTGAACATTAACTTGTATGAAGCAAGAGTTCCTCTAGAACTATTAAAGAATTGAATATATTTAACCATCAACTTCTTATCTGCCTGAACGTCAATAGGAATTGATGGAAGGAAATCCCTTCTAAAGTATTCTATATACTCATCAAGAGTAGTATCAATATTTCGATAGTCTTGTAGGTTTTGAATGCCGTCTGTCAGTTTACCAGACTGCTCCATATATTCATAATATGCTTCTATGAACGCAAGGAAGTTTTCACCGTCTTCCTTATAGAAGTCGGGGAATTGATTCTTTACAAGAGTGGATATTTTATTTGGTACACTCATTAAGTAGTTTCACCCGTAATCGTGACACCACCATTTTCTGAGTCCATAATTAGAATTTGTTCCCTTACTGGGATTACATCAAATCTATCTGGTGTCATTGAAACTTTCAATTGAGTGTCTGAAAATGCAGTTGGTGCAAAGGTATTAACTTCAACCTGACCAGTATCATAATCAATTGTTCCAGCATTAGTAATAATATTAGTCTTAACCTTTGCGTCATCATAACGGTATATATTTACATTACCTAAACTGTCATCATCCAAATATGCTTGGAAACTTTTATATGTGAATTCTGTAGAACTTAATGTTCCCTTTCTAATTTTATTATTAAAATTTAATAACAATCTTTCAGACTTATTGATATTTGGAATAAACCTTTTCTCAAGACTAATACTCACATCATTGTTTAAAATTGAACCAGTTGTGATATTATCTAAAGAACGAATGAATTTAGAATATCTTAACTTATTACCAAACCTCTCAAGATTATTTGTTGAGTACGATAAAGTAGCAGATCTTATATCTGATTCAATTTGAGAAGCAGACACAGTTGTAGAAGTCTTATCATAATACGTTGTGATTGTAGGAACAATATAGATATAGTCTGCGTTGATAATAACTGGGTCAATACCTAATGGAGTTCTATCAGAAATAGAATCTTTAATTTGAGACTTTCTAGTATTAGTTGCGTAGTTTTCACCATATGGTTTAACAGCAATATAAACTTTACCATATACAGCAGGAACTGCCTTTTCACCACCAAATGCAATAACAGATTGTAAGTCAGCATTTTCAGCAATCAGAATTCTTTGGTAGTCATTGTCAACAACAGCACGGTTTTGAGTTTGGTAGTTTCTTGGAGCATTAAACTTAATACTCTCAATAGACTCTGAAGATCTACCACCTAACGAATCCACATTAGTTGTAATAACAGCACTTGTATAACTAACACCGATGCTTAGACTATCTACTGAGAATACATTAGCACTGTTTGTTTTATTAGCATTACATACTAAGTAGTCTACAATTACAATGTTATTATTTTTTAACGACTTACCAAGTGCACCTTGACCAAATAAAATTTCATATTTTTCATCGGCAGACTCTTCTAAAAAGAATACAGGTGAAGTAGAATACACTTGTTTGATATTAGTTGCTCTTGTAAATTCAGTCGTGGTTGTATCAGATGAACTTTCTTGAACAGATACACTAATACTAGATGTGTCGATATTTTTATTAGGTAAAATGTATCTGACTGGGTTGCTTGTATTTACTGTGAACTTATGAGTTAAAGGAATTCCCTCTTTAATCGTAATTGCTTTAGAAAAGGTATTAGCAGAGTTAATAACAAGACTTGCTTCTGGAGTAACGTATGTATAAGTTATATCATCAATCGTAGTTGAAAACTTAGAATTCTTCGGAATAGTGAATTGGGACACAGTGTTAGCAATGCCACTAAATGCAACTGTAACATTTGCACTCGCACCGATTGCTGATACTGGTAAATATCCCAGTTCCTTTGCTCTTGATACAACTGAATCTCTTTGTTGTGCGGTATCTAAGAACATCTCATTACCAATCATATTTAAGTAGTATGCATTATAATGTGTATTATAAGATAAGACATCAAGTAGAACTGACATAGCAGATCCCTCGAAGTTGTAATCTTTGAATTGATTTTGTGTACTTAGATAACCTTTTAGGTTCTTTCTGATATCATCAAAATCTAATTCACTTACTTGTAGGTATGTATTTGCTGTTGCCATTATCGGACTCTTTCTAGTATGACATCCAGGATAACTGGGTCAGGATCGTTTAATATCATAAATGCTACTGACACTGTCAATGCATTTACTTCTGGTCTTTCTTCTACCAAAACCTCGAACACATCTGCCCGAGGTTCATAGTTTTTAATTACTTCTTTAATTGCCCTTTCCATCTGCTGTTTAACAGGTGGTGTAAACAATTCAAATAAGAAATACCGAATACTACATCCAATGTCTGACTTAAATGGACGTTCGAAATAGTCAGTTAAGATTAATGACTTAACAGATTGCCTTACGGATTCTCTGTTAGTCTTTCTACCCACGTTACCCGTAATCGGGTGTGCGATAAATGATAAATCTAAGTCACTGAATATTTCTTGTTTAGGCATTAGGCATTATTTTTTGATTCTTGTATTTCTTTTCTACGTTCTTTACAAATCTTAGTAATCTCAGATAGTGCCTTGCGAGCACGTGTACCTGCAGATTTGTTTCCGTTTTCAAACTTCTCATTCTCTGCTTTGTAAGTGTCAAATAAGTTTACTATGTTGTCATGATTATTCATTTCATTTTCCTTCTATTATTTAAAAATTATTATTAATATATTTATAAGTGTTTAACCACCAATTCTGACATTAGTTGAACCTTGTGCCATTGCTCCAAAGTCTGCCGAATCGCCAACTCTTGCTGCAGGTATTCCATTAATCCTAACAGATCTAGAACCTCTATTAACTCTAGCACTATGAGGAACACAATATATTCCAACTAATATTGTGTGTGGTGCGACTGGGTCATTCATTCTTGCGGCAGGTCTTTTATTAATTCTTACTCTGCCTTGAGTAGCAATAACAGTTGAAGTCGGACTACAACCGTGACCAGTATATAATCCATCACCATGTCTGCAAGCATTTGGCATTAGTTTATATCTATTGTTGGTGCTATAAATCGCATTGGACCAGAACTTATCATTTGGCAAGACCCACCAATTTTAGCAGAGAAATTTCCACCACTATTCAATGTCATAGAACTTCCAGTTGTAACAGTGGCACTACCACCAGCAGTAACGTTTATATTACCACCAACTGCTGCAGTTAAATTGCCACCGATAGTAACATTTGTATTTTTATCAATGAATATTTTTACATCACCTTTGACGTGGATACTATCATTACCAGCAATCACCTCATAATTATCTTTAACAATATGTTCTACTTTAGTCCCATCTGGATGTATCTCATAAAACGTTCCAGTCTTATGTCTTTCTTTAATACGTTCAGCACCTTCAGTATCATCATATTCTTTAGTGTGACCAGACTCTGATTCGTACACATGGTTGTATGGATACTTTGCTTTGTATGGGTCAGCAGGTTCCCCGATAACTGTGTCAGGTGTATGAGTCCTTGTGTTCTCTCCACGTGCTAATTTGTTTACATCACTCTCATTAGTATATCTCGGGAATTTTTCGGTAGGATCGTTGAAACCAAACGCACTGTTGGACTTGTCAGAAGGCATACTGGCGATAGTACCCATAATGGCAGGTTCTTGAGCACGGTCACCATCCATAAAGAATCCGAACACCCAACTACCCTCAACAATACCTGTCGGGGATTTACCAACTCCACTTACTGAAGCAGAATCGATACTATTAATCATTACTGCCCAAGGGAGAGAATCAGTAGGAATCGCACCCTTGTCGTCAGTGTGCCAACCGAATGCTCGCACACGTACACGACCAAGTTCTATGGGATCGTTACGGTCTTCAACAACACCAACGAACCAAGTGAATCCATTCCTACCTATAAAGTTACGCATTTAAAGTGCTCCTACGATCTCCATCAATAAAGCATTCTTATTTAATTTTTTACTTAAATCTAAACCTAAACCTTCAGCATAGTCTTGTAACTGCTTCTTAGTCATACTGTTAAGGTCAGGTGTTTCGTGAGTTGGTTCTTTTATTTCTTGTAGAAACACTGGGTTTCTGTTACTTCCTGGTAATGGCATAATATGCTCCTTATAATGAATTAGTTGTTCTTGCGCATTCTAATATTGTGGTAAATACGTCATTAGTTATTTTTTGTCTTACTTTTGTTATTAGGTATTGTCCTGATAACGATTTATCTAGATTCCCTTTATCTGTTCCTATATTATTATGTATAAAGAATTCTAAATCGATTAACCCACCAACGTTGATTGATGAATTTCCTGGAATTGATACTTGAATAATTTTATTAAATAATTGTTTACCATATGACAACTTTCTATTGAGGGTTGTGTTTGTCTTTTTTGGTAATGCTGTTTCTTTTTGAAACAATACATCGTTGTCGTGACCCGTTCTAGAAGATATTAAATTGATAACTGGATCACCCACAACCTCTACAGCAAACTTACCATCACTAACCGTTTGAAAATTATCAGATTCTTTATTATAATCAAATATAACTTCTTTCTTATTCTTTTTAAGTATATCTAGATTAATAGTCTTTGCTTTGAATAAACCACCCTTAACATTTGATAAGATATTATCATCTTTCAATATATCATATGATATAATTTTATATTGGTCATCCTGCACAACACCCTCTTTAGTATCGCTCTCACCCACATTAGACATAAAGTATGTGTAGGTAAAATCAATAGGAGCATCTGCTATCATTTGAGGAACATTCTTAAACTTAAATCCACTACTATCCTCAAAGAAAATGTAGTATGGATAATGGTCAATAGAGTCTGCTTCATTTGCCAGAAAGTTGATACTTCCGTCAATTGACAATGACGGGATAATATATTTGTGTAATCCAGAAGTCTCATCAATATCAAGACTCTTATTGATTCTGGCAGAACGATAAATCGTTTTTATATCATTTGTCAAAACATATTCATCAACAATAGACTTAATCATTTTGGATATTGTACTGCCACTACCTCTTCCATATGCTTTGTTAATCTTTTGAGGAATAGTTTGATATGCTTCAGCACTAATTCCAGACAACATATAAGACTCATTAAATTCGCTGATTCTTCTTCTATTGCTTGTTTCATATAAAGCAAACATGTGTTGTTTGTATGCGATTCCTTTATATCCTGGATCAGTCCTTTCCCTATAAGAAATAATTATATATTCACCACCATTAAAACCACCAGCAATACCTGCTTCTTTATTACCCTTTATAATATTATTAAGATTAAGTGCATCCTCAACAACAAAGTTACCTCTTAAATAATGTTCGAACATGTTCTGGTAAATATTAACCTCTAATATCATATCAGAAATATCTAGACTTCTTCCATCACTCAGTACAAGATTTATACTTTTTATCTCTACATCACCAGCGAATCTGTAACCCTTATTACTCATTAGATTCCATTTCTTAAGATATCTTCAACTTCATCTTCAACTTGCTGAAGATATTTCCTATCTAATATTTTAACTCTTCTTTTAAAATCATTTTTTTCTACCTCATAATTATATTTTGTAATGAGTTCTTTATCTGCTGCAGCAAGTGTACTATAAGTTGTTAAGTCTACGACCACCCATCTCTTAGGGATACGTGTTCCGTTGTTTAATACTTTTGATTGGTTTAATATTTGTCTGTATTCGTGCACAGTTGCTTGAGCAGAAGGGATGCTATTATACTTACCTTTCATATAATTGGCAAAGTCTTGGTCAAACAGAGGCCACTCAAATACTGGATCAATTATATCATTAAAGTGCAATACAATCCAAGCATATGCTGGAGAACCATAATACTTCTCAGCAATAGTATCGGGTCTGTCACCTGACTGAATTTCGTAATCAAAATAAACATTGATACCAGACTTAACTGAAGACTTAATTTTAAATCGTCTAAGTATGTTTGTTAGTTTAACCTTCTGACCATTATTCGTTAGATCGTGTTCAGTTGTGGGGAAGTATGAGAAGTAGTTTGACATATTAATTTTTCCTTATTCTGGATCAGGGACATAAGGTATTGGTTCACCTTGATAACTAGCATCAGCAACGCCAATTTCTGCTGCAGATTTTGCTTCATCTCTTGAATTCCATCCAATGTCTAAAGTTTGTTTCGTTTGAATTTCTAACTCTTGGAATGTTAATGATATTTCTACTGATACTGGTGCTCCAGTGTCTTCAAAAAATATTGGGATGCTCTCACCATTATAATTAACATTAACATTCTTCAATGCGCATCTACCAATTTTAAATAATGATGGTGCTAAGTGGGTTGAAAATTCGATATCCCATTCCTCCGGATATTCGAAGAAAGAACCACCACCCCATTTAACATCTGGGTGCATATAATAATTGAATGTGTCGATTATATTTGTTATCCTTACTGATTCTTTTTCGTTCCTTGCTATAAATTTGTAAGAGAATTGGAACTCTCTGAAGTTTACATTATCAAATAGAACAGCAGTATGTGGGTTTACCGCAATTCCTTCTGACGTACCAAGACCTTTACCAATCTGACCTAGACCAATAGCACCACCGAGTGCTGCAACAGCACCTAAACCTTTAATCTTTGCTGCTGCTAAAGTGGCACCACCCACAGCTGCACCAGCAGTTGTTTGGTCTGCTGCCAATTTCTCCCCTTTTGTTTCAACAGCCATTTTATTAAATGCTGAAGTTAATTTTTTAACTTTAGTAACAACCAGATCGGCGATATCCGTCGCCGACCCCACCTCAGAACCATTGCTGAATGGACCCTTTCCAGATGCCATCCAACCAATAGCACCAAGGTTTTCATTGTTATATCCAACACTATGTTGATTATTTAATGATGATGGAATTGGTAGGACTATGCTTTTC